CATTGCAAGTGAAATGACTGGTGCAGCAGCAGCTGTCACTGGTGCGTTTGCATTTGCAGCGTAATAATTAATTAGTGGCTCCCTCGGGAGCCACAAACTATAGGAGAAAATTATGTCAGGTGGCGGAAGTTTTACATCAGACCAGTCGGTAGCTCATGCAGCAGCAGATGCTCAATTGGTGCCTACTACTAGAAGAGCAAGAGTTACATATATTCAAGCAGAAGGTGTAGCAAGTGGTTCAGTAGTTTTAAAAAGCGGAGGAGCTTCAGGAACAGTGGTTGCAACATTCAAATTTGGAACTGAAGGTTTAGATATATACGTTCCAGGCTCTGGAATATTATTTACTGAAGGTGTGTATTTGGATTTAACAAATACTCCAGGTGTGACTATTACATTTACGTAAGATGGGCAGACTTAAATTTTTAGAATCTGGCGGCAAGTACGTTGGTACTAGAATGAAAGATGTTTTAAAAAAAATAAAACATCGAAAGTCTGCTGCTAAATCTAAAAAAAATATTGAGAATATTGGTAGAGGAACTAAAAGTATTTCTAGATATAACATCAGGGCTAGAGATGCAGAAAGTAAAATTATTCCTACAAAAGCTCAGTCTCAAAAAGGTAGTTCCTTCAAAACAGTAAGAGTAAGAACAAGAGGACCAAGCACCTATCATATTAATAAGATGGGAAGCCAAGGTTCTGCAGAATCTATAAGAGATGATTTAATGAGAACTCATGGTTATGGTCCATCATTTAATGAGCTAATAAGATCAATTTCAAAAAAAAGAAAAGCTCAAGGTGGTATGTTAAAATTAAAAAGAGGTGGTGACAATATGCCTGCAAGAAATAAAAGAAATTTTAGACCTACTGAAAAAGGTGCGGGAATGACAAAAGCAGGTGTTGCTGCTTATAGAAGAGCAAACCCTGGATCAAAATTAAAAACTGCAGTAACTGGAAAAGTTAAAGCTGGATCAAAAGCTGCAAAAAGAAGAAAAAGTTATTGCGCAAGATCCTTGGGTCAGTTAAAAAGAGCAAGTGCAAAAACTAGAAATGATCCTAACTCAAGAATTAGACAAGCTAGGAGAAGATGGAAATGCTAGATGTCTTATTTAAATGCTAATATACCACCAATTTATTGTAAGGTAAGGAAGGAGTATCTATATGATCTTAAAGAACATAAAGGAGAAAGTGAAGAATGTGTTATCTTCGGTCTTACGTCCATATCCGGGCGTGCAATCTTATTTAACATCATGTTACCAAACGGGGCGTGCTTTTGGCGTTTGCCTATCTCAGCGTTTTTCCAAAAATCATTTGATAGAACCGATGTGCCGGATATGCAGACGCACGAGTTGGAATTGTGGAACTGTTTCAGCTATTGGCCTAGTGTCCATAAGTTTGATTGGTTGGCTGGTGTAAAAGGTAAATATCTAGGTCTAAATAAAAAATTTATTCATGGAGAATATTTATTTACAGTTGATTGGGGTCATCCAGATGTTAATATTTTGGATGTTGAACATTCTGAAATTCCTCAAGAACATAAGTGTGCGCATATATTGGCTCTTAATAACGGTAATTTTGCAGCTCAGCCTAATAATCGTATTCTGTGGCACATTAATAGCTATACTACTGATAACAGCTGGCCTGACTATAAAGTCCAAACTACATACTGGGATGCTGAAGATAACGGATTGGTTACAGAAGATAGTGATAAAATGTTCTATAAAATGGAAAAAAAAGAAAAAACATTAAATGAAATGTTACAAGAAGGATTTGAAAAAGAAAGAGATGAGGATAAAACTTACGAATGATAGATAAGTGGTTATATACATTTTTCGGGGCACTAGACAAGGCAGGGTTAATAGTTGATAATCTTGTCCAACGTATGAGTGAGATAAAAATGAATTATTATTTTACAGGTGCATTAATTGTAATGTTAGTTGTCCTAGCTTTATGTGGAGGCCCAGGTGTCCAATAAACCACTCAACATATCGGAATCGGCTGCCGTGCAGATGCCGATGAAGACGGTTGCTAGCCTGATTGTGCTCGTTGGAATGGGTGTGTTCGCATATACGGAGCTGACCTCAAGGTTGGTATCGTTAGAGACATCAAGAGAATTATTTGAAAATGATTTGTTAAAACGAAGTGAACAGGTTCCGACCGATCAAGAACAACATTTTTTGATCGAAGATCTTTATAAGTCTGTAGAAAAAATGGAAAAGACCCAAGAAATGAACATGACAAACAAAGTTAATATAGAATTTTTAAACACACAACTAGAAAAAGCATTAGCTGATATAGAAGAATTAAAAGATAAGGTAAGAGCAAATGGCAACGGGACGCATTAATAGAAAAGTATTAGATCACATAGCACAGATCAATAGAGAGAATGAAGAATTACGTATATCAAAAAATTTAAAAAAATCTGTTGAACACGGTAAAAATGGTACACAAAAATATGTTATTAAGGAAGGTGAAAACAAAGGTAAAGTAGTATGACAGAGTTAGTGGTAGCCCTACTTATGATTGTACAAGGAGAAATTAAGGAAGCACGTATACAGCCATCAATGTCTGAATGTTTGAAAGGTAAGAGAGTTGCAAAACGTGGTTTGAAAATTGATGGACATGTCAAATACCAATGTATAAAATCTATGGCAGAGTTAGAAGAAAATATTGATGGATCTTTATCAATTAAAAAATTAATATTGGAGTAATAATGAACTTGAGTCGTAATTTCACTCTTTCAGAGCTTATAAAATCAGATACTGCAATCCGTAAGGGTATTAATAATAATCCTAATGCAGGACAAATAGAAAAATTAAAAGATCTTTGTGAAAATATTTTACAACCGGTACGTGATCATTTTGGCAGAGTAAAAGTAACTAGCGGTTTTCGTAGTCCAGAGCTTTGTGCTGCTATAGGATCGAGTTTAACCAGTCAACATTCACGTGCTGAGGCGGCAGATTTTGAATGTATGGGAACAGACAATGCAGAATTAGCTGACTGGATTTTCATGAACCTAGAATTTGATCAATTAATACTCGAGTTCTACACGCCAGGCGAACCCAACTCGGGATGGATACATTGTAGTTACACATCTGATCAACCTAGAAAACAATTTTTGTGGGCTTATAAATCTGAAGGTAAAACTAAATATAAACCAATTATGGGAAAGGCTAAGGATATTGTATAATGCCAATAGGTAGATCACAAATAAGAAAACAAGTTGAAGGTAAATTGAGAGGCGCGAGAGATGAAAAAAAGAAGAAAAAACGTGTCATCGCCAAATTATATAGCAAAAAGTCTAAGGTCTTCAAAATTTAGTCAAAAAGTGATACAATCCAAGAAATTGTATAACCGTAAAAAGGATAATAATGGCAACTTCAGGGACTACTAGTTTTGACCTATCTATAGAAGAAATAATTCAAGAAGCGTATGAAAGATGTGGAATGACTACAACAAGTGGTCACAGTCTTAAATCAGCTAGAACTAGTTTAAATTTATTATTTGCGGAATGGGCAAACAGAGGTATTCATCTTTGGAAAGTAGCTTTACACGAAAATGCTCTTGTTTCTGGTCAGGCGGAATATAGTGTTAGTGCAGGTGTAAGTGATGTTCTTGAAGCTTTTGTTTCATCAACAGCAGCTGGATCTAACAATGCAAATACGCAAGATGTATCTTTAACTAAAATTGATAGATCTGCTTATGCAGCGTTACCTAATAAGTTAGCTACCGGACAACCATCACAATATTATGTTGAGAGAGAAACAACTCCAAAAATATATCTTTATCAAGCACCAGATTTAAATACTTACACTACCTTAAAATATTACGTAATAAAAAGAATTGAAGATGCAGGTGTATATACAAACGAAGCTGATGTAGTTTTTAGGTTTTTACCATGTATGGTGGCAGGCTTAGCTTATTATCTTGCAATGAAAAATGCACCGCAGTTAGTTCAACAAAATAAATTAATTTATGAGGATCAGTTAAAAAGAGCTCTTGATGAAGATGGTCAAAGAGCTTCAACTTTTATTACTCCTCAATCATTCTATCCACAAGGAATATAATATGAATTTATTTGCAAATCCATTAGCACAAAAAGCATTTTCATATCTTTTAAAAAAAGCAGGATTTGGAGCTAGAGATGCTATTGGTTTAGTTTCACAAAAAATGAATGATAACCAAGCCTTATTAAAATTAATGAAAGAGTATGGCTACAAACCAAAAAAAGTTACCTCAACAAAAACAACAACAGTTGAAAAACCACTTGGTCCTGGGGGTAAAAAATAATGGGTAAATACGCAACAGGTAAAAGATCAAAATCAATATCTGACAGATCAGGTATGGCATTTCCATACACGGAAATGGTAAAGGAATGGAATGGTTCTTTAGTGCACATATCAGAATTTGAACCTAAGCACCCACAAATACGAAGAAAACATAATACTGCTGATGCTATAGCTTTACAAAATTCAAGAAACATGAAATTTCAACAACCATCAGTGAAGTTTTCTAATGATATAACAATATCAGATTCAGGTGGTGCATCTGTTGGTGTTGCAAATTTATCTTTACCTGGAGATTTTGCATTTAAAACACAAGATTTTGAAATAATAAGAAATGGAGTAACTTCAGT